CTGAAGGTGATCCTCCTGCCTGTCCCCTGCCTGATGAGCGTATACATGCATCAGCGCGTGATTGAGGTGATCTGCCGTGGGAAGGCTCTTCCACCCCGCTTCCGTTCGCCCTCTCTCCCTTCCTTCCTGCAAGACCCGTGCCAAGGCAAGCATTGCCTGGGGGCACATCAGGTCGAAGGCAAAGTCAATCTTGGTCTGTTTCCCGTCCGCTGTCTCCGGGTCGTTCGGCCCCAGACCCTTTCCCATGAACTTGCTCATACTTGTTCCTCCAGCTTCCCTTTGCTACGCGATGTTGGGAGAGAACTAACCCGATCAGCTTCCTGTATCCCTCTACATGATTCTTATTGAAGCCGATCGCCGCTGATGCCGCCTTCCAGCTACCCCACCTCTTCCTTAGTCCCTGTAGTTGTTCTCTGGGGGTATGGCCGGGGAAGGTGGCCAACACTTTTATCAGGGAGTTGTACTTCCCCCCAGGGTCCGATTTCGGCCTCAGTAGCCCCTGTTGCTGAGCGTACCTCCAGGCCCTCTCGCTGCTCACCCGCAGCACCCTCGCGATCCGGTTGAAGCTCATATTTTGGTCGTACATGAGGACTCTCATCGTCTCTCGGGGGTCCTGTCCGGGGAATTGGTCCTTGAGTTTATCTTCTACCTTGGACATGGCTAGCTCCTATCGATCATGTCTTCCTCGCTAGTCCCCACGTACAGGACCGGGATAGCATACCTGTTCTCCAGTTCCATTATGAACGTCTTTGTCTCCTTGCTCAACTGGTCGTATTTCTTCACCCCGTAGTCCGCCCAGTTAAGGTAGTTGGCAAACTGCAGGCAAAGGATGGTTGGCCCACACGTCCTGACGAATGCGTCCATCCGGGACCAGCAGAACTCGAACACCCGGCGAGGCAGCTTGGTGGTGGTGGTCATCTCCATGAGCGGGGTAGGCGCACCGCACCGGCTCCGCACCAGATCCCACGTGATCTCGGGGGCCTCCGCGTACGGGCCTGACGATCCCTCTCGGTTGTTGACGCGGATCGGGTAGGGCCTCAGCACCCCATAGATGGAGCCTATCTGGGTGGGAGACACCCCCGCTTCTGCCATCGCCATCGCAGGGTGAATCATCTTGCTCGTGCAGTAGCGCGGGTCAATCCCATGCTCCAGGCAAAGGTCGAATCCTTGCGTCATCTCGTGCATGACCGCATCTCCCGCTCTCAGGTGGGTGTAGATTGCGCGGACCGTATCGCCTACCCAGGGGAACACATCCCCGATGTCGTTCATGAACACGACATCCACGTCCCGGCGCAGCTTCTCCACCCTCGCTTCCCCCACCCCTTGATTGGTGGAGCCAATCTTGAGCAACCCTGCCTCCCTCTCCTTGCGCAGGTGGCTTGCCTTGATGACCACGGAGCGGGGGTGCACCATCAGCCTTCCGGCTACTCCAAACTCACCCACTTCCTTAAGGAATTTCTCTGGGAGAAAAACCGAAGAAGGGCCTAGCACGACGGCGGGTTTATGGTGGGCGATACATGATACAGGAAGATGGTAAGAAACATATTTAATACCATCTTGATAGCATGTGTGTCCACTATTCGGAGATGCCATTCCTGATATCACTTTTATTTTGTACTTATCGGCCAAGTAAAGGGCTATCTTTCCTTTAGACTCAGACCCGGCTTGCGCACCCATGACAATATTATACTTTCCTTGTCTCAATTTACACCTCTCCTTCTTCGCTCGTAGTCTAATTCACATGGCCTGTGCACATAATGTCTACTGCCAGTAGAATACCTCATATTAGTGGGGTCATCGTACTGGTGACAAAAACAACATTTCCTCCAGTGGACATTACCGCACTCTTCTAATGCCCTCTTTCTAGCATGCAGCGTCTGATGATAACTCTCGTCTTCGCACACCACTAGATTATTACTACGGTTGTTGGTTTTGTCCTCATCCGCATGGTGAACAACGTGCAGGGGTAGCAAGTAATGACCAATAGCTTGCTCCACTACCAGTATGTGCTCTCGAACATACCCCCGATTGTCCGTCCTTGGGTGACCCGGTGGAGCCTTTACTACCACATGACCACGGTTGGAAGATTTTCCCCCTCCCCAATTGGGGTTGAGGTTCCCTGGAAGAGAAGTCATGTTACCTCCATTTGTCCCTAAATCTGAGTTCATTCTCCATCGCCTCAACCAGTTCCGGGTACTGCTTTTCGAACCAATCCTGGTCCAGGCACCATCGCATGTAGGACTCGGGTAGGTCCCCTATCTGATCCCCAACATGTTTACCGAAGGGAATCCTTACTTCCCCGTATTCCCCGTCAATCCTCTTTGTCGCCATTGATCTGCCCCATTATTCTTTTTGCCAGCGTTTTCCCTATGCCGGGTATCTGTCGCCACTCCCTCTCGGAAGCCAATGACATCTCCAGTACGGAGGTGAAGTATCTTGCCACCTCCCTGCTCTTTTGCCATCCTACTCCCGGCAGTTCAGCCGCCACCCTTCTTAGCAGGGGAGCCTTTACCAGTTCCACCGCATTGTCGCCGGATTGGTGCCTTTTCACTAGACCTAGATGAGCGGTGTGCTCGTCGAAGGTCTTATTCACCCACCATCCGTATAGTACGTTTACTACCTGCGCCGTCTCCTTCCGGCTGTTTGTGTAGAATACCATCACCCCCGTCTTTACCATGAGGGTGTGAAGGAAGCCCAGTACCTCTTTCGCCATGAAACGGCGGGACCCAAGCTGAATGGGTATCCAGTTTATCCCCGCCCTCTCCTCCAGCATGCCATCGTTCGGGTTGAACCTCCACATCCCCTCGACGATGATGTACACGTAGTGGTAGGTGTTTACTAATCCTACTAGCTGGTGGCCGGACAATCTCCCGGTCACCATGCTATTAAGCAAGTCCTTCATTGCCTTCCTCTCCACGCCTACTGATACTGGTTCATCTTCGGGTCCCCGCCCAATAAAGGCAAAGTCGGCGTACTCCAAATGACATACTACCACTGGCACGCCAGGGGGGAACATTGGGGCCAACTCTGCACTGCCCGTCCTTGAATCTATCTGTATCAAAGTTCACCCCCCTTGGTCTGGTGGGGGCACACGCCTCCGTTAATATGTCTACCTACGTTACAGTTGAAACATAGCACCTGATACCCAGGGGGCCACCCATTCTTCTTCAAAAACTTATACACGGCTGTGCTTCCGTTCAACTTATTAGATCTCCTCATTGTATTCCCTCCCCCATCGATATGATCTAGGGTTAGGAACGTCATAATACTCTCTCCACAGCATTTACAACTGGGTCCCCCGTAGGCAACAAAGGCCTCCAACTTCACCTCTTGGGCTGTCTTATTCCTGTGCTTCTTGGTATACCCCAACTGCCTCGCGTACCTTTCAGGGTCCCCCTTTGTCTTCTCCCTGGCCTTCCTGGAGTACCCAGCCATCTTGTCTGGATTCCTTTTCTTCCACTCCTTGAGATAGCCCGCTCTCATAACCAATCCTTATCGACTGTGCCTGGAAAAGTCATGGTGGCAAGGGTAGTAAAGTTGGCCATTTCATTGATAAAGTCCATCCCTGTCAACTCCGGGGCTTGGCGATTATCTTTTACGAACATGTGGAAGTTGTTATCTTCATCCCGCCACATCCGCAGGTTGACCTGCACCATGTAGCCGGTGTCGCCGAACCCGCTCCGCTTCAGGTTTCCCGTCCGCTGATCCTTGACGTACTCATCCTTCATCTTATGGAGCAGGATCAAGTTCTTGTTGGTGGAGTACGCCTTCCTCAGCAACTCCCTATATTCCGCGTTGACCGGCCCATAGTGGTAGGGCATCACCTGCGTCAGCTTGCCGAATCGCGCCATCCGCAGCAGCTCCCATACCTCCGTTGCCGTGTCCATCACCACCGTCTTTATCGTCGGCTCCTCCAGGGCGGCAATGTACTCCCGCTTGAACTTCTCCCACATAATCAGCCAGTTCTCGACCTTGTTGGTCATGGCATCGCCCAACCGGCGATAGTCGCTGACATAGATCTTCTTCGTCTTGGCGAACTTGCTCACTACCCCTTCCATGCCCGTATCGAAATCGAACACGGCTATCGGGCCTGGGGCAGTAAGGGCAAAGTGCGTCTTCCCTTCCTTCTCCAGGCTCTCCACCGCGACTAGTAGCCGCTTTACTATGGAAGGGTCCGCTTCCTTGAACCCCACCATCTTTGCCGGTACTGCCATTATATCCACCCCCTATTCTGGCCGTGCTTCACGACCATGCGCCAACACTCTACTATCTCTGTCGGCGTGAAGTTCAGTTCAAAGCACCAATACTCGGGGCCGCTCTGGCGGTAATCCCCGTTCACGTACAGCACGTGCAGGTCACATCTCGTGATGAACTGATCGAACGCCACCCCCACTCCGTACAGGTAGCATTTCACCTGGGTCATCCACCGCCAGTTGTCCTGTGGGTCCCGGTTGCTGCTCATCCAGGTCAGCTTGTACTCCATCAGCTTGAGGGGGTCCATGCACACGCCGTCAGGGGACATAGGCACCCCTTCCACGACCAGTTCCCCCGGCCTCACTATGGTGGGGTAGCTTGGGTGGGGCTGCATCGCCCGCTTCTTGAACTCGGCTTCGAGCGTCCGCTCCCAGATGAATCCCATCTCCATGCGCACGTTGGGTCCACCTTCTCCCTTGACGAAGGAGTCGATACCGCTGCTCGTGGCAATGTCACTATAGATGTCGGACAGGTGGATTCCCAGCGAACGATCACTGGGTTCGGGCGGGAACGTATCACACTTATACTTGGTTAACAGGGACATGATCGCCTCCGTGGAAATAAGGGGAAGGGGGGACTTGCGTCCCCCCACAGGATTTACAGGCTGATTTTCCCCTCTGCGTACGTCCACGGACCGGCGGACAGGAACTCATCCTTGAAAGCGGCCTGGACAATCTGCGCCTTCTGAGGATGGGAAGCGGCCTTCTTGAAGATAAGGGCCGGAAGCTGCGCCTTGGCAACGCCTTCCGGATTCTCGGCGAGGATCTCCGCGAGATGCGCGAGCGCCTGCGCGGGCCGATCGAGCTTGCCGAGCGTCTGGGCGAGCGCCATGCGCGCGTCCCGCGCCGCTCCCGGCAGCGCGAGCCCCCAGGCGAGCTCCTCGATTGCTTCCTGGAGCCGGTCGCCGCCCGCAAGCGCGAGGCCGCGCGCGAAGTGCGCGAAGGGCTCGGCGGGATCGGCCGCAAGGAGCGCATCGGCATGCGGCAGAACGGCCTCGGCCCTGCAGGCGCGGAGCAACACGGTGATTGTCTGGCGGCGGAGCGCCGGAGCGTCGCCGAGGCGGAGCGCATCACCGAGCGCCGCGATCGCCTCGTCGTGGTGTCCGCGGAGGCTCAGCGTCTCGGCGAGGCGCGCCAGGCACTCGG